CCCCGATATGTTCAGAAAATCGACGAATTTGCACTTACGCGCTTCGTCATGCGCATTGCGTGATCAGAGCTTCGCGAACGTCCCCGGCACCTGGCAGCGATAACGCTCAACCCGCCAGTTCGGATGCGCCCTGCCCCACTCCATAATTTGCATTTGCGCGCCGACGCCGATCTGGCACTGCATCAAAGATAACTCTGCGAATGTCAGCGAGACTTCCCGACAGTGTGCTCCATGTAAAATGGAGCAAACGGTAACGACCAATTCAATCATCGCGCGGTTTCTCCCCGCTTCTGAAAACGCGCACGCTTTAGGCTTGACCGATAAGCTTCATTTTCGGTTCCGGAAGGTAATCGACCAGAGTTTTGGAAAAGGACTCTCGAACTGCATCCCCGGCGCGCTGGACTGCAATCGCGCTCATGGTCATCTGTTCTGAATGCGCCTTGGCCAATTCATTCCTAAGAACGTTTGTTTCCACCGAAACCTTGTTGGTCTGGTTGGCAATTTCCAGAAGCAGAATGTGATGCAAGTCATCGACGCAGGCCCATTTGTCCATAGGCTGCCCGGTTTGAGGGTCTGACCCGGAAATCTTCGACCAGCGCTGGCAGGCTTCGGAAAGCACCAATTCTCGACAGGATTTCTCAAAATTGCAGCGATGACACTTGCGGTTTTTATCTGGAAGCATATCCATATCGTGCTCCGATATAGGGCGTTGGCGCGGGAGGGTATTGACATGACGGTTGATAACTTGGCGTGGGGTTACGAGAAGCCGTCATTATTTCCAAAACTCGCGATTGCTGCGGCGCGGCTCAAATTGATCCGAGGCGGCATCCGAGACTCAATTCTGAGGCATGCAGCTAAATTCAACCCGTCGATTGATTGCGAACTCGATGGTCTTAAAATCCGAGCGTACTATTCGGACAACATGACCGAGCGAGGCATCGCGATCCGAAGTACCAGAGGCGACACGACAGTCATCGACAAGATCGTTTCTGGACTCAAACCCGGAGACATATTTCTAGATGTTGGAGCTAATATCGGGTGGATATCGCTCAATGCCGCGCGCCTTGTCGGGACGACTGGACGCGTCATTGCCGTCGAGCCCATTCCTGAACTTCAGCGGCGCCTTGTGTTCAACGCGAGATCGAACGGCTTCGATAACATTACGGTAGTGCCCGCAGCCGTGGGCGACGAAAGCGGCAGTGTTGCCTTGCACGTCAACCCGTTCCAGCAAGGAATGTCGAGTATTGCGGCGCAATCTGGCTTTGCCGAGATCACCGTTCCTCTTATGACTCTGGAACAGATCATCTCTAACCATTGCATTGATCGCATCGATGCGATGAAAATAGATGCAGAGGGTCACGAAGACAGGATTATTCTACCGTTCATCGAAAGCGCACCAAGGGCACTCTGGCCACGACGTCTATTTCTGGAGCGACGTCATTCGGATAGGTGGAACCGCGACTGTATCTCATGCCTATCGGCCGCTGGATACGCGCTTCTCTGGTCCGATCACAGCGATGCACTTTTGGTTCTTAATTCTTAGTCGCAATGATAAAGTCCGCGTACTTCACATCCAAGTTAGTCGTACCCGTGAACGTGTGCGTATGAGATGCGCCCGAGCCGACACCGCTAGAGGTCATCGATTTTGGACCATAGTCCGCAACGTTACCTGACGATGCAAAGAAACTCGATCCGGGATTAGCCGAATTCGATCCTGTTCGCGTGCCCGCGGAAGTGACCGTGTGGGTATGCGCCGGAATCTGGTTAACGGTCAAAGCCGTTCCACCGATCGTACCTGCGACAAGTCCCGAGAATAATGTTGAGAACCCTATCGTTCCTCCAGATGAGACTGGACCGCTGACAATGCGCAATGCAGCATCATCTACCGATCCATCTTTCGTCCATCCCGTGGGAGCCGCCGATTGGTTAAATGGCATACGGGTTCCAGGTGGAAATGAGTCCGTCCCCGCGATCCGGCACCCATTCGTTGCATCTGAAATAACTGTAGATCGTCCTTTCGGAACAACGACTCCCGTTGCGACCTGATCGTTGACGACCGTGATGTTGAAGGAATTCGTCGTCAGGTTTTCTACAAAGAAAGATCCAATGCAGGAGGTTGTAAGTTGGATGTCGGCAGATTGAGCGCCAGTGAGACGCACAATCGCCATTTGGGAGTCAGTGCTGGAAAGCGTAATGTTGGAACCGGCTACGGACTTGGTGACGATGCCGCCGAGATTGTTGTCAACAACAGAGATCATATCATCATTTAAGATAGATCCCCATGTTCCGGAGTTATCGCCGGTATTTTGGACGGCGTATCCCTTATTGGGTGTCGTAGCCATTTCTGATCTCTCTCTTCCAAAAAGAAAGGCCAGCGGTTAGGCTGACCTTGCGGTAACGTTGGGGGCCTCAAATGGAGCCGTCTTTATCTGACAAGCTTGCAGCGGTTATTATCGGCGCATTCGTTGGGTCAGCGCTTTTTCAAGCCTATCACTGGCTCATTCACTGACCTTGTGACGAAAGCTGCGGGAGGCTTGTTTGTGCAGCGACGGTACCAGCCGCCGCGCCGGGGAGAGCCCGCCCCGAAATACGCGACGATGCTCTGCGGAGCCCTTGCAGCAATGCGGGCGTATGTGCGACCTGACTGAGTGCATTTTGAACCACCGCAGGATCACGAGAGACCAGCATCTCCGCAATGGTTCGCGCGAGCCTTTGGTTGACCGCATTCGCACCTCGCGCCGCTCCGTAGGTCGTCAGCGCACCGGTCAGGAATCCTTGCGGGTCAGCGAATGGATTCCCGTGAGCGTTGAGCGTCCCGGCCCCGGTCGCTAATCCAAGTTCGACAATCTGCCGCGCGGTCGTTGAATTGCCCATCGCTAGGCGCGGCTGATCCATGATGTTTTCAAGATGAAGATACGCTTCCAACTGGCGTGCATTCTGCGGCCCCAATGCGATTTCAAGTTTCTGGCGTTCTGCGGGACTGTTTGCCAAGCGACCTACGATGTTCTGACGATCCCCCGTCGATTCGATCTTATCGAGGTAACGGCTTACAAAACCTTCTTGGAACGCCTGAAGTTCCTGCGGCGTCATTTGATTAACGGCCCGCTGCGCCGCGTTATTGGCGAAATTCTGCGTGGCGAATTTCTCGCCAGCGTCAATCGCATCATTAGCTTTAAAGAACGTTGCCGCAACCCCGCGCGCCTGCTGATATTGCGGAACCATCGTATCGAGATGATTGCGAAGATCAGAAGCTAGTGTGCCGTACACTGACGCCTTTCCATTGTCGCCCGATCGATTGGCTGAGGACGCCATATCGTCCAGAGACTGCTTTACGGAATCCCAATACTGTAGGTTGGGATAGGCCGGCACACCATTCGGACCCTTGGTAAAACTGATGATGCCGCTGTCATCGATATTGACGCCAGGATTGAAGGCTCCGAACCCCTCGGCAATGGCGCGATCCTGACCGCTTGAGATTGCGTCCTTCATGGCCGTTTTGAACGCGGGCGAACCAGAAAGCTGCTGCAATTTTGGCGTCCAAAGCGGACGGTCGCCTGCGTCATAAGCCGCTTGATAAAGAGGTCTGTTGGCCTGTCGCGCCGCAGTTAAAAGCGCTTCCCGCGACTCCGCGGCGTTGCCAGGCGTTCCGACGAGATTACGAACGAAATTGGAAACGCGATCCGCCTGTCCCGAAAAGCGGTCATTGACCATGCGGTTTAGGACATCGCGCGCATCCGGTGATTGATTGGCCGCTGAACGTGCAAGCGCCGTCAGATTGGCATTCGAGAACCCAAGATCCGGGTTGTCAATGTTGCGAAGCTCTCCACCTGCGTTGCCTTGGGCGACGAGCGTTTGCGCGTCTAGCTGTCTTTGTGCGGAGGCGGGTTGGCCGTAAGCTGCATCTGCTGCACGGGACGCTGCAACGTCGCTGTCTTGCGCGTTGACGATCCGTCGAGCCGCTTCATAGGCTGGGCGTCGGACGGAATTGATCTGAGGGACGACGTAATCGTTGACGGCGGCAGTTCCGGCGTCGATGAGAACCGGTGCGACAGCCCCCGCTCCAGCACCGATCGCAGCCCCTCCAAGACCGCCTGCAACGCGGTTTTCGACGCCACCTTCGCTGGTTCCGGTGCCATAGAGTCCACCATAAAGCGCTCCCTCTTTGGCACCGGCGCGAGCAACGCGTGCAAGAGGTTCGCCAGCGCGGATTGCGGCACTGGTGGCAGACTCCAGTCCCGCCCGTTCGAGGCCACCTGGGACGGCAACTGTTCCTGCGGCTTCACCTCCGTAGTACCACCACGGATGCTGACTTGACGCTGCGGTGTTACGGGCACGGGCGTTATTGAGTTCTTGGTCATAAATATCGCCGTAGTTTCTCTTGTCTCCCATAGCACGGTAATAGGCGGCTCGGGCAGCCGCTTCTGCCTCGTCGGCAAATCCGAATGATAATCCCTGTCCTGCACCGCGCACAGCGGATTCAAGACCGCCTACGTCTGGCTGAACAGAAGTTCCTGTCGAGAATTTTGCAAACGGGTCGTTCGGATCGTCTTGAGGCGCGCTCGCGAATTGGGCGAACGGATCGCTATTATCCGCCATTTATTGCGCTCCTGACAAGATTTTATCAGCAGATCCGGCTCCAAAATGCTTGTCGAAGGACGCTCGGTGAACCGCATCCGGGTTCGCCCTGAGCATTTGGATAGCCGCGGGGGGAGGCCCAGCGTGCCCCCACGGATCGGCCGCAAATTTCTGGAAAAGTGCGCGTGTTTGGGGCGTCTCGACACTATGCTTGTTCGGATCGTAGACCGATCCCATCGCGGATTGCGTGGCATTGTCCACCGACTGCACACGGCCTTTGATGAGCGCATAGTAGGCATCGAAAGCGGCACGGAGCTGGGCTGGCGAACTGGCAGAAGAAACTTGGCCTTCCAACGCTTGTGCTTCGCGATCGGTCAAAACGTTATTGGTGACCATCTTGCCAAGTTCGCCCTGCAAGAAGTGTAATCGCGTGTTGAGGGCGGTAAGACGTGGATCGCCCGTCTGGTTGTTGAACTCGTTTCGAGCGGCGTTCCACGCGAGGACCGTTCCATTCGGAAGCGCCTTGGCCGCGTTAAGCGCGCCATCGTCTGCCGCAAGATGCTCGGCAAACGTGCCAAGCGTCTTCCTCTGGTTATAGAGGCTCGTCGGACTCTTGGTATCTGCCAGGCTGTGAACGATCGTGGCCCGGTTTTGCGCATCCACGGGTTGATAATCCGGGAACGCTCGCTGTACGTCCATTTGCATCCGCATCAAGGTTGCGGCGTTACCTCGGGACGAACCGGCAAGCGTATCCTGCCCTGTATAGATGTTGGCGAGTTTTCGACGATAGGCATCCGGCAGGGACGTGAAGAAGTCGGTCACCTTTGCATTGGCCGGAAGCCCGTACTGTGTCGGATCAAATTTTGCCGCTGGCTGTCCATTTGCGCCCGTTGGCGCGCTCTCGACTTTGGGCGGCAGCATCTGCCCTGTCCGCATATCATAGGACGTTCCGCTCAGCGTATCTGTCGCGACGCCAGCAGCCGGGTTCACAAACATCGTACCAGAAACCTTCGGCTGCATTTTCTCGACCAGGTTGGCCAAGGTTTCGAAATCGCCTCCTGCGGCTGCGGCTCGGGCCATGCCTTCGTAAGGCGTACCCTTGAACTGATCGATAAAGCTCGGATCGTTCTTCATGGCCGCGATCAGAGCCTGCTTCTGCGCAAGGGATTGCTGCAGGCTGGCGCGCTGTGTGCCCTGCAAAGCAATATCCGAGGCGGTTCTCTGCCCTTCGAACTGCGTTCTTTGGCCTTCGTATTTCAGGCGCTCTGCCGCTTCCTTCGCTGCCTGTGCGAGCCGTTGCGCCTCCATGTCGATCTTCTGCTTGGCTTGCGTGTTCTCCACTGCCTGCTGTTTGGTCTGGTCATAGGTCTTGATGCCGGCCAATCCGCCTTCGCCTATTGCGGTTCCAACCCACGGCGATTGTGAGGCCATTATGCCGAGACCTGCAGCCAAGAGTCCCTGACGTGCAGGATCGGAGAGTTGCAGACCAAACAATCCCTTTGTCGTTGGGAGTTCGTAGGGTGTCGCGATGGGTGCCGCAGTAGAGGTTGCGGACGGGGCCACGGTTGGCGCAGAAACGTCGCTGGCGCCCAAATACGATGGGGTCGTTAGATCGTTAGCCGGAACCACGGACGTCGCCCACGAGCTATTCTCGGTCCCTATAGGACTCGGCTGGTTTCGAGGTGCAAACGGAACGTCATCGTTCTGTGCAAACCGGCTGAGGCCTACGCCAGCATTCATCAGACCACCGGGTGCAAAAGTTCCGGTTCCATCGTCTACGAGGTCGGTGACATCGCCGCCGTCCTGAAATCCACGTCGAACGGTGCCCCCTTCTGCAAAGCCGAACATGTTGCCGACATAGTTGCCGATTCCAGAAAGACCGCTCGGGGTTGTCGTCGTGGACCATCCGGAGTTTGGATCCGTGGTCGTGTTCGCCCAGTTGAATGCTTTGGACCCCAGATTCCCTAAGCCCTGAAACGCGGAATGGGCCTGTTTGAAGTTGTTCAGGACATCGGCCATACCACCTGACTGTGTGTTATCGGCGAGGCTTGGCATCGAACCCTGATGATTGATGCCGCCATGCATGATGCCCGATGACGGAACATAGGATGGCGCTGAGGGGTAAGGGAGAACCGTGCCGCCCGTATCGTAGCCGACACGACCGCCGCGCTTGAATAGACTTGCTGCTCCAAGACCAAGACCCGCAAGCTGCGAGAACAAATTCGGACCCGGTGTCGTCTGAGATCCCTGCGAACCCGCGGCACCCCCCAATCCCGTTTCAAGAGACGAAAGCCATTGCGTTGTCGCAAACGGATACTGCGCTTGGGCTTGGGCATTTGCCGTGTTGGCGTTGAGCACGTTCTGCTGCTGGGTCTGCTGCAACCCGCCAATCCCGAGCAGAGATGCAATGTCGTTTGCACCGTACTGCTGCGCTTGTCCGGCGAGACTCCCCTGGATTTGCGCACCTGTAAGCGCTCGGTTCTGGTCCTGCTGAGCCGCGCCAAGTGCGGTATTAAATCCAGACTGATAAAGACCGGCGATGACCGGGTTCTGCGCGAGGTTCTGTTGGTTCTGGGTAATCGAGCGCGCGACCTGTGACCGATCTCCCGTCAATGCTCCAATCTTTGCAGCATTCGCGTTGACGTCCTGCAACTGCTGCGCATTCTGGTTTGCAAATTGCGCCTCGGTCGCGTTGACGACATCCTGCGTGTAGGGATTGATGTAACTCTGGATGGACGATGCGGAGACAGGCGCTGATCCCGTTGCGGCATTGGAGTTTGCAGCGGTTAGCGCAGGAAGATATGAGCCAAGGTTTGACTGTGTGGCGCCAAAGGCTTGGGTTTGAGGCGACGTAAAGCCTGCCACCTGTTGACCCGTTGCGGGGTTCCAAGGTGTCGAAGCGACGCCCTTCGCCTGATCGAGAAGCTGGCTATAAGCCTGCGAGTATTGAGGGAGAGCGGACGTCGATGACGTCGAGGTCTTGGTCTTAGAGCCGCTACTGCACATTGATTTTTCCTCGGCCGGTTACCGCACCTTCAATAAAAAAGGCCCCTGCTGGGGGCCCTAACTGTCGAGAGTACAACCGAATTTTTGCTTGAGTTCGTTGATTGGAGAGACATCCTATTACCAGAGGCAAATCGAATTGCTCTCGAATATATCTCGCCCACGCGATTTGATCGTTGCAGTTGTGCGAGCGCCGATATTCAGGCCGCACGAAGTTCCACAATTCAAAAACCCCAATATCTTCCGAGTAATAAGGTTCGCCAAACTCGAGGAATATCGAACTTTCAATTGAGCCCGTATCGCCAATGACCCCGCAAATGCCACGACGTGATTCCACGGGGCCAAAAAGAGCGCCATCCAGCAATGCCCGGACCTTTCTTTCGGAAAGACGGAACACGCCATTTTCGCCGTGAATCTCTTTTGCCATAGCCATGACTTCGGCCGCGTCTTGTTCAGTCGCAACACGAACTCGTGTGTGGTCACCACCAGTGATCATTTGTTCGGGATTCCTATTTGTGATATATTTCCCCTCTTTGATTTGAGGGGATCTATGATTGAAAAGACGTGCGAATACTGCGGCTCGATTTTTCATCGACCCCCGTCTTCTCTGAAGCTAAGTCCAATTCGATATTGCTCCGTGACATGCAGAAAAGCGGCTACAGTCGCTAAGAACGCGGCACCCCTTACGGCCGAAGAAGTTCGGTCGCTTTTCCGTCTTTGTCCGGAAACGAAAGTTCTCTATTGGCGCAAATCGCCGACGTCCGGTCCCGCAAAAAGCGGGGAACAAGCAGGTTATTTGGACAGAAGTAAAAACCGATGGGCGATAACGATCAGAGGTACCGAATATTGGGTGTCGAGAGTCATATGGCTATACGAACACGGCGAATGGCCCACCGGACAAGTCGACCACATCGACGGTGATCCAAGTGACAATAGAAAGATCCGAGAGGTCACAAATTCGCAGAACCAGAGGAACGCAAAACGGAGATCAGACAACACGTCTGGCCACAAAGGAGTGTCATGGTCCAAAGTTTGTAAAAAGTGGCATGCGTACATTTACGTCGAAGGCAAACTTAAAAACCTCGGCTATTTCCATGACATTAATGACGCTATTAGCGTTAGAGAAAAGACGGCGGTCCAATTGTTCGGAGAATACGTCCGGGAAGAATGACTACTTCTGTGGCCCTGGAAGGGACTTGAGAGTCTTTATGGTGTCGTTGCGCGTGTTCTTCACGAACGCGTCTAGGATCGCGTGGCCGTGGCTGAGATCGCCGCCACCAACCGCTGCGACTTGTTCAGGGCTAAGAACATGCTCGCCGCCTGCGGCCATGATCGGGACGACGCCGCCCGAGGCATAATGGAGGCTTTTCGGCTGATCGGGAAACATGTGCTGCAGGACTTTTACGCCGCCGTTGGTGTTGCCTTCGCCAAGTGCGCTGACAACGTCCGCAGGAATCACGTAGCTCCCCGCCGTCACATCGATAGGAAGATGATCAGTACGGCCCGCGACGTCGCTGTGAAGCGGGCCAGAGAAGGCTTTTCCTCCCTCACCCTTCCCGTCCACAGATCCACCTGTAGCTTTTAGATTACGAAGGTCCGGTGCTTGTTTCGCTCCGAAAAATCGCTTAAGTTCTTCTCCGGCTGCTGACTGAGTTTCAGGCGCGGCTGGAGGGCTTGCCAATGGTGCGTTTGACAGAAGTGGCGCAGGTTTTGAAGAACCTTTGGTACCGGCCGATTTACTACGGCGGCCGCCGCCCTGCGCCTTCTTTGGAGGAGCAGCGGGCGGTATATCTGAAGCACCTCCAAGCACGGGCAGACTTTGTTCGGAAACGGGACCGACTGGACCAGATGACAGGGACGCAGCGGCTTGCTTATCGGCGAGCAGCTTTGCAGCAGCTTCTTGCTGCGCACGGACTTCTGGACTGAGACCGCCAAGGCCAATCCGTTCGCGATTTGTTAAAAGCGCCTTCTCCGGAAGTTGGACGCTGGATATTCGACCGAAGCCGCCAACGGCTCCAGGAGCCATCTGCCCGAGTTCGTTACCGCCAAATCCTTCAAGAGCGCCCATGAGTGCACGCTCTTTGAATTTCTCTGGGTCGTAGAGTTCTTCCCCAGCCTGCACTCTCAACTGATTGAGCTTCGGCAGACTATCGGCCATCGCCTGTGCTTTAGCTTTATCCGGATGTCCGTCAGGCAGGTTGTAGGCGTATTCCTGGTACGCTCGCTGTTCCGGATTATCAACTTCCGTAGAAAAGGCGTTGTAGACCAGCGGAACGTTGTTTGCGCCGACGCCGAATGTGGCGCCGGTTAATCCCCGCAGAACCTTGCTCCCAATATTTTCGGCAGGCCCATATGCGAGCCTTGAAACGACGCCCGGAACGAATCCTGCGACGAGCGGCGCATAACCGCCAAGCTTGTCGTAGACCTTCCCGACTTCAGTATCTGAAAACCGGCGATCCCGTCCGAGTTCTGTATCTCGCGAGGCAACCGCGTCCTGGACCTGCTGGTTGTAGATCGACTGCTTGGCCGCATCACGTTTGGCCAGTGCATCCGCGAACTGGTTCTGCAGGGCCTGAAGGCGTTTGGCCGCGTCCGATCGAATAGCGCTTCCGTCGCCTGGATAATCCATCCGAGTAGCGTCGTGCTGGGTTTGTTTGATCTGCTGGTAGAGCGCAAGAAGCGACGAGTCGTCTTTGATCTTGTCGAGAACCGGGTCGACCGGTGGTGGCGCTAACGGAACAGGTGCAGCTTGAGCCGGTGGCGGTCGTCTCAAGCGACGTGCTTCCGCAGAAGGAACAATATCTGCATCCCGGAGCGCTGCGAGACCCAAGCCTCCGAGGCCTGAACCAACGGTCAGTTCCGGAGACATCAGCGCTAGTCCGGTCTGAACTCCGGCATTGGTGATGTTTGGAAGCGACGGATCATTCAGAGCGTCAGCAATTCCAGTTCCTGCGGCGTCAAACTGATTGACCGTTGCGCGTGCCGGAAATTCCGCGGCGGACAACGCAAGATCGCCCCATGACGGATCAGGTTCGCGACTTGAGATGAACCCATTCGGATATCCCGCCATCGTTGTCGGCGTCATTGGTCCAAAGCCGTAATCCGGTAATCTGGTCAATCCGGAAAGACCTGACGTGTCAGCCACGTTGCCTCCTGATGCGTAGGAATTTTGAGGGTCTTGATTTTGATAAGAAGCGCTCCCGAAGAGAGAAGGCTTACCTGTGTCGGAGAATAGCTCGCCCGCCGCAGCGCGGCTGCCGGGAACGGGCGGGCCGCCCATAGATGCGAAATAGGCGTCGGTCAGCGGCGCTGGCGAATATGAATTCGCGCCTTCGGACATTGGCCTATAATCCGCCACTGCGGCCGGATCGTTCTTTAGCCATCTCTGATATCCGGCTTCTGACAGCGTTGAATCCGGGACGGTAGGCTTACCGTACATTCGCGCCAACTCGGCTTGAACTTCCGTGCCGATGCCCTGCCTCTGAAATTCCGGCTCTATCGTGAAATTGCTGTTTTGGATCGTGTTCGGATATTCGCGAACGTACGCGCGGCCAATTCGATCGCCGTCCAGCGCAATATCATGCCACGCGCTCGGCACGCCCGGCGGCGCGGTGCGCGTTACCGTAAGGCCAGGGCGCAAACCGTTGCTCGCGACGCGCCCAGCAGCCGGACCCGCGCTTGCCGCCGCCTCTTCCAGCAAACTCCGGGGATTTAGCGCATTCCCTCCGTACATCGAAAACAGGAGGGTTCGCATATCATCGGCATTGCCGGGATAGTCTGGGCCTTTGGCGAAGTTGCCAGAGCCAAATAATCTCTCGACCGCCATCAGCGGTTGATGGATCATCGCAGGGAGTGCAAGACCCAAGGATTCTGTTCCATCTGAGTTCCTGTAGGTTCCGAACGGCAGCATCGACATGCGATACGTGGGTTCGTTTCCATCTCCGTTTGATTGTGGGAGATAGTTGAGATCGCCTAGACCTGACATGAGTGTGGGTTACCTGAAGGAAGCCATAGCAGCAGACGAGAACTGAGATCCGCTGAACGAAACCGTTGTGCTCAGAGTTTATGGTGATGGTTCTTATTAGCGAAACGAAACGGCGCAGGCGGCACGATTGTTTATGCCGCCAAAGGAAGCCGATGCAGAAAGCGGCGTTTGTGCCGTGGTCGCTGTATAGGTTGCGCCAGAGTGATTGGGACCGCTTCCTCCAACAGTGCCCCCGAATTGGAAAACGAGCCCCGTCCACGTCCAAGTGGTCGGATTGCCCGCGGACGAAAAAGCATAGCCACACGCCACACCGCCCGCACTCACATTCAAGCTGAGAGGAATGGGGTTATTAGTGTTATTGCCACTCGACGCAACGGGCGTCGTGCTCGCTAGATTGTACGCAGCAAACACGCCAATATAAGCGTCTTGAGTGGTATTAAGATTGACAGTAATTGTCGCCGTAGTGCCGGACGGCACTGAGAGACCAAAAATTCGTGTATAGACGTTGGTGCCGGACCCGCCGCTGCTCGCGACAAGTGTCGCGGCATTTCCCCCAATTGTGCAGCCAGTAATCGCGTTGGAGCCCCCCGTTGCGACGCCGACAAGGACGAACCGCGTAGGATCGGGCGGCCCAATGCTCTTGGACGTAAATATGTGGGGATTTGCTAGCGTATTTTGCCCATCGCTATCGGTATAGACAATGGATGGCAATTTTACCGACAGCAAAGGCGTAGGAGTGTAGTAGAGGACCATAGTCTATTGCAGCGCCTTGATGACGTAAGTGGACGTTCCATTGATGCGGATTATGGAAAAAATGAATTTTGACGCGTTTGTGGTCGTGTAGAGATCTCCAGTTGACGCCGAAACCGTAAAACCAGAAAACGTAATGGTTCCCGCAGACGCGTTGTTCGTTATGAGCAGGAGGCATGACCCGTCATTGCTCGGCGCTGCCAGCGTAAACGCTCCGCCATTCGTCACGTATTGCAAGGGACACGTGCCGCAATCGATCGTCAGCGTGCCGGAGGATTTGGTTCCGAGGTTTGCCGAAGTGACGTTAGCGCCCCCTGACAGCGTTTGATCGGCAATATTGAGCGCCGCGACATTGGCGCTTGACGATGGAAACGTCATCGTCGTTGTATCTGTCCCAGCCAACGTCAGACTGTTTGAAACGGCCAGCGTTTTGCTAGCGGCAATCGCAAGCGTGAACCCGTCCCCGCCCGCCAACGTTCCAGTTTTTGTTGCCGTTAGCGTCTTACCATCGGCTAGCGTCAACGTCGCAAGTGTAGCGGGCTGCGTTAGAACAACCTTGCCGAAGATAGGGTCAGCGCTTGCCCCCTGCCCCACAAATGCTGCGCCGTTGTTGGATGTCGGAGCAGAAGAATTGATCGGATTTGTTCCGTTACCGATCAGAACATTGTGCGCAGGGAGCGTGCTTTGTCCCGTTCCGCCGTTGGGTACCGGAAGAACGATGCTTTTTAGATCGCCAACGGCCTGAATGAGCGCAGAAACGTTCTGGTTGAGCAGATTGCCATTCGTTGCAATATCGTTCAGCGCACTTGAATCATCTGAGCTTGATCCAGTTTGTGCCGTGGTATTGGCCGCCATTAGGAGTTGACGCCCCAGGCCTTGGTGATCGAGGAAATCTTCTGGATCAGGACGGAGATGTTTTGATTGAGCAAAGCCCCGTTGGTCGCGATGCTCTTCAAGCTCGGATTGCTCTGCACGTTGGCGTTGTTCGTCGCTCCCTGACTCGTTCCGAGCAGGGATTTGATCGCGTCATTCGAGCCCATGTCAGTATTTCCCGTCCGGTGCCCAGCGGTAGCGGTTGAGGCCAAGGCGCACAAACGATCCAATGTCATCGCCCGACATTTTGATCGCCATTTCGCGGCCGCGAATCCTGGGGTTCAAGAACTTCGTCGTGCTCGTGAAGGTATAAGGCCCATAAGTCCGGATCGGACCGCCTGGGTAATATCTCGAATAGAACGTCACCTGCACACTCGCATCCTGGGACCCGTTGACCAACCCGAACCTCATGTCGGGTAGGAACCAATCGACAAACGGAATGTCGGAGCCTTCGCTGATGGTCCAGAAGCCTGTTTCAAACGACCACGCGATCGGCTGGCCATCCGCATCTTCGCCGCTCTCGTGCTGATAAATGATCCCTTGCGGCGTCGCTGCAATGGGTGTTCCGAGCACTGATTGATCGATCGCGGCGGACCTCTTGAACGGCGTCGGACTGTCTCCGGGGCCGTAATCCCAGCTCCCCTCGGAGATATTGATCTTCACCCAGGAATCGTTCTCGCCAGTGCCGCCGGACTTCGACGGATAGAGCCACCACACTTCATTGAACGTCGTGCTCGGCCACGCGCGGATCTTATGAGCATTGGTGGTGTCGAGATCCTGGAACACTTCATCCCACACCGAACAGGGAATCGGCGTCGCTCCTGAAGCCGTCAGGGTGAAGAAGTTCGAATTCCCCATCCAGAACACTTGGCCGCCCAACTGCGCCATCGCGTGCGATGAGATCAAACCGCAATTGGATCCGACCTTGTTCAAGCCAAACACCAACGGAGGCCCGACGTATTGCAGCGCCCAGACATCGAGATCAGTCCAGATCAACGCGTTCTGCGACGTTTGCATGCCGCCGATGATCTTGGAGCCTGTCGGAATCCTGAGCGAGCCTGCCTGTGTCAGTTCCGAAACCGTCCAGTTGGTAAAGTCCAACTGATCGGACCATTTCAGCAATAAGGGATCTTGATCGGTGCCGATGTTCTGTGTCGATGTTGAGCCCCAAGCAACGAGGATCTGCGCCGGCATGGCCACGAAGATTCCACCGTTAAACGGAGGCGCGTTGGCCACGAGTTGCGCGTTCTCAAATCCCCCGTTGGGCTGCCACGAATAGATCCCTCCATTCATCGGGCAGAACAGAAGATAAGGCCCCCAGTTGTCCGACGTGTAATCAACCGCCGTAATCGGATTCCCGGTCTGGTTTCCTGTCGAGGTTCCGGTGCCGTAGCCGCCGTCACCATAAGGTCCGATGCCGTAGCCCGTTCCTGACGATCCGGGACCGATCGTAATATCGTAGACGATCTCCGCATCACCCGAGTTCATCGAGACGGTTGCAGTCGTTGCCGCAGATTGGTCGGCGACGATGGTAAAGACGCTCGAACTCGTAATTCCAGCGGCCGGGTAGGTTCCGAAGATGGTCACGCCTCCGACCGTGGTCGGGATCGGGAAATTGATCGTATCGCCTTTGGCCAGTCCGTGATCCGCCAGCGTCACGCTGATGCTAGAGCTTCCGGACGTTGAATCGAAGACCGGAACCGCACCACCACCTGTCACATCGGCCGTGGCATTTGCGGATGCGGTGATCCGGTATTTGTGGGTATCGAGAGACAGAGAGATCGGATAGAGGCCCGAGAGGATCAAACCTCCAACACTAATTGGAGTATTGAAATAGATGCTGTCGAAGGTCGTAACGTCGGTGACGTTCGCGTCCGTGACGTCTACGTTTGGCGATCCGTTGAACGTATCAAACAGCGGAGAAAAATCGGTGGTGAGCTGCTGCGGCGTGATCTGTTGCAGGAAGCCGTTCGAGATCACGTCGGCTTCGGTCGTGGTTCCCGCGAACAGCCGTCCTGTTTCATTCAGGTCTTGCCAAGCGTGAAGATCGCGCGGGATGCCCGCAAGCGCAAAAGAATAGAACCGAACCCAGCCGCCGATTTTTTGGGCGAGACCTTCCTTCCACCGGATGAAAGCGGAAAAGGAATAGCCTGCCTGATTCAAAGACTGGGTTTTCTCCTTATCCACGCCGGGTACGAGCCGGACTTCAGCGAAGGGCATCAGGTGTCCCTCGCATATTGGCCATACGCCTTCCTAACCGCGTCGTTACGAGCGTGCGCGGCCTCCTTTTTGGTTGCGAAGTACCCGACGTGAACATTTTTCTTGCCGTTTAACGTAATCGGCATCACTAGCCTCTCTGTGCGGAAGCATAATTTTCGGGTTGCGCAGAAGTCCAAGAAGCTGCTGCAAATCTCTGTCTAGAATCGACCAAATCAGCCGATTTGAAAAGAACCTGATAGGTTTGTTCCCAACTCATCGCGGAACGCGGGTCGTCGCTTTGAGCCCCGAAATTCTTTTGAAATCCCGTCATGAACACCATTGAAGCCGCGAGGAATAAATCCGGCAGAAAGAGTGTCAGGTAGGTCGTCGTGTTCGAGGCTGAGAGCGGCGTTGGGTTTACTGTTCCGATGACTTCCACATTATAGGCGTCGTCGGGTGCAGGTCCGACAAGCACGTCCGTCGTCTGGCTCTCTACGTTGTTCTGCGTCAGCATCGCGAACATGGTCGGGACGGAAGGTGTAGAAGGGGCTTGTTCGCTCGGCCACAACATGTCCATGACTTCGGTCGATACCGCCGTCATCGGATTGCGCGTTCCGTCTGCTGGTATCGTGTTAGCCGGGGTAATGACGTTCATCTGCCGGACGACGTTGAACTGTCCGACGTTGTTCGGAAGCGTGAAGCTGCGGCTATTGGCGGTGAGCGCTCCCGTGTCCCGAATAACCGTCGAAATGAAATCCGCTTCCCGGTAGATTCTTCCTTCGGCATAGTCGATCACGCTTGGAAGGATATTGACAAAGTTCTGGTCTGCCTCGTCATACCCTGCCATGTTTGCAAGGGTGGTGACGTAGGTTGCGTAATTAAGCGACATCCGTCACCTCTGGCGGGTTGATCCACTCATAAGCCGCTCCATTCCAGCGCGCGCCGATCCAACCACCATCAGCACCAATCGACTGGCCTTCGGCTGGCGTCCATTCCGCGCCGTCGTCAAGCTCGATGACGTTCAGAACGTTTCCGGTTGCGGTTTCGATGATCGTCTTACGCATAGTATTCCTCGATGATTACGATTCCGGGCCCACCCGCGCCGCCGAACGTGTTGGTCGTGCTGTTGGTCACCGCAGCACCGCTGCCGCCAGATCCATATCCATTGCCGTTGGTGCCATTGTTGCCAACGCTCGATCCGCTTGGACGTATCGATGCGCCACCGCCGCCATAAGGCGTCGATCCGCCAGGCCCCGATATCTGACCGTTTGTTGCAGAGAACGACATGCCGAAGCCGCCAGGGGAGCCGCCACCATTAACCGTGCAATTCGAAGCAGTTCCGCCGTTGCCTCCGGCATTTAGACTGGAACCGCCTTGTGCCGTCGATCGTCCAGTACCACCTAAGCCGCCGCTCGCTTGACCATTCACGCCGCTTGCGCCGAGCTGGCTCGTGCCACCCGTTCCTCCTGGGCCGCCAGTTACCGTGCCATCACCCGCCGTCCCCGCGGCGCCAACCGTGACGCTGAGAGACGATATTGAGGTCACGTCGATAATTGATACGCCTAAGCCTCCAGCTCCGCCACCGCCACCACCGCAAAATGCTCCGCTCGGAATCTGAACGCCGCCGCCACCGCCACCACCACCAATAATCGTGGCGATAATTTTCACGCATCCGGCTGGCTTCGTCCAAGTACCGGAGGACGTGAAGACCTGGAGAGTTGGTCCTGTGCGTCCAGAGACGCCAGTGAGCAAAGGTAACCCGGTGCAGTTGGTCAGAGTGCCAGAGGATGGCGTTCCGAGCGCAGGCGTAACGAGCGTTGGCGACGTTGCAAAGACCAACGCACCAGAACCAGTTTCGTCTGTTACCGCAGCTGCGAGATTTGCGCTCGATGGTGTTCCTAGAAACGTGGCAACGCCCGATCCAAGAGACGTAAGTCCCGTTCCGCCGTTGGTTGCCGCAAGAGTTCCGGCAATCGTAATCGTGCCGCTACCGGTGATCGGGCCGCCAGATGTCGTGAGTCCGGTCGTTCCGCCAGAGACATCAACGCTGGTGACTGTTCCAGCACCAGCCGGTGTTGCCCATGTTCCGTCGCCTCTCCAGAACGACGACGACGACGCGCCTGTGCCGGAATTCAAATTCGTCACCGGCAGATTGCCCGTGACGCCAGAACTCAACGGAAGTCCTGTGCAGTTCGTCAGCACGCCTGCCGAAGGCGTTCCCAAAGCAGGTGTCGTAAAGCTCGGGTTCGTGGTCATGGCAACGCTGCCAGAGCCGCTGACCGTGTATTCCCCGACAATTCCGCCGTTGTCGAAAAGAACCTTGGTTGTCGTTCCACCCGTGACTGGCGTCGTGCCGACGATAATCGAGCCTCCGATTGGAGTGGCCCATGTTCCATCCCCGCGCCAGAACGTGGCGGACGATGCGCTCGTACCTGAATTCAGATTGGTGACCGGGAGGTTTCCAGTAACTCCGGTTGAGAGAGGCAGTCCGGTTGCGTTGGTGAGAATAGCTGCGGATGGCGTTCCGAGATTGGGCGTCGTGAGGCTAGGAGACGTTGCGAGAACAACCGCATCAGATCCCGTCACACCATTAGAAAGGTCGCTAGCGGCCAATTGTGAGACGCTGACAGCGCCTCCGAGCGTGGACTGACGTAGAACCTGACCCGTTCCACCGGTAGCGCTTAAATCTGCGTTCGTGCCGCCTCGAGAAAGCCCGAGCAGGCCTGTCCATCCCAGAGCAATGTTTGTGGCGTTGACGAGGGCGGTCGTAGGTGAACCTGATAAGATTGCAGTGACGTTCGTATCGTCGGTCTTGGTGAGTGCTGCGCCCGTTCCAGAGATGTCCGCGTTGACCAGTGACCGGAACGTCGGTGCTGCATCGGCACCTGTTGTCGGACCCGCGAACACCTTGTTGGCGTTCTGTGCGATCAGACTGCCGGTCAGCGTACCCGAAGATGTAACCGGCGAACCAGAAACAGTGAAAACGGTATCAGGAAGCGCGAGGCCAACGCTAACAACGGAACCTGCGGTGTTCGGAACCCATTGCGGATCAGCGCCCGGCCCTTGCGTGGAAAGAACATAGCCGCTTGTGCCTGGGTCAAGTCCTTCCCAAGCGTCATGTCCGCGAAATAGGACCGCGCCTTGAGTGGTCGTGATCGAGTTTAGCGACCCCTGAATGCCCGTAATGACCTGAACATTGACGCGCTCGGTCGGGCTTCCATTCGTGCTCGCAGTCGGAAGCCAATACGTATTGTCTATCCCCATCGCTATCGGCAGACTGAGGATTGGGGTCGGAGCGTTTATTCCCATCCCTCTCAGATCTCCGAGTTGCTGTTGGGCGGCTTCGTTCCGCTATTGGGATCTGACGGAACGTCAAAGTAGTTCGCGGATGCTTGATCCGGCGTCAGTGGCGTGCCGTCTTGTGTCGTGATTGGCGAATAATCGCTGGTCGTCAGGTAATCGACTTCATCGAGCATGTAGGGCTCGGGACGTGCGTTTCGCTTTGGAATCGGATCTGCCGGAAGCGGGATGTTCTGAAATTGATAGTTCAGTTCATCCATGCAGGTTTCGCACACTCTCATTCTCGAATTGAGCGTCGTCAGCCCGTTGACCACGTACTGATAACGAAGATCCCGAAGGTTGTATAAGAACGAGCACCTGTCGCAGCGTCCCCATGCTTGGGGATTATCTTCGTCAACCCGAGCCCGTCCGTGTGGTCTTCGCAGCATTAGGAAACCACCACTCTGAGGCTGCCAATCCCGAACTCCGCACCGTTGTAAAGGACGACCGTCAAAGGATTGAACAAGGGTGCCGAGGCGATTAAATTCCCATCCGTTGCAGCGTCGAACACCGCCACGTAAGAGACATTCACGCTTGCAATGGCGCTATCGATGAAGCTGACCGCTGATGTGTTGACCGCGATATTCTCGACGGGTGACCCGAAAGACGTCCCCGCATTCGGCCTGGTCGCTGATCCCGTGATGTCGGCGAGAACGCTGACGCCCGTTGTTCCTGGATCTCCGAAGTAGAGATCGAGATAGAAGTCCGACGATATCGACGCGCCGCTGTAAAAGATCTCAGCTTCGAGATTCTGAACCGGCCCTTTTTCATCGACCGAATAGTATTCCGGTCTGGCATCCATGATCGGATCTGGATCGGGCGGCAGAATGAGCGCCGTAAGCTGCGGTTGCGGAACGTCCATGCACGGTCGGCAAACGAGCAGATTCAGATTGACCAATCCGACTCCCGCGAATTGATACTGCCAATTCAGATCATCGAGATTGTAAAGAGCCCCGCACCTGTCGCACACGCCGAAAGCACGAGGTTGGCGAATGTCAACTTCCGCTCTGCCGTGTGGTCGCCACGGCATTTATCGACCGCCGCCGTAGTATGTTCCGAGCGCGGGATAGATGTAGGTACTGACATATTCAATATCTTCCTTGGCTGCGATCTGCCACGAACGTTCCGCATCCATCTTCCGCTTATCTTCGAGCTCCGGCTTGTAGATTTTCGAGAGGCGTGCGGCTAAGGCGTCCGTATAAGCATCCAACCATCGGAACGGAAAGTTCGGCGTAACGCCGTTCGGAAGTTTTGAATCCTGCGGCTGCGAGAGAATTTGAAGTTTGAGAACGTAGCTCGCGCTGCCGTCCGGCACCTGCCAGAGTGTGATTTGCGGTGAGATCTGTCTGTTGTACCAGAACGTCGTCGGTTGAGCCTGCGTTTCCTTGTCTGGCAAACTCGCATATTCGTAGGTTGATATGCCGTTCAGTATGCGGTCAAAGCTGGTGCTAGATCCTGTCGGCGTCGTCGTCACGTAAACCGCCATTGGCGAGATCATGCGGGACGGAAGATCGTAAGTCGCCTGTCCTTGCACGAGGTCAACCGTATAAAGTTCAGAAGTCCAGAGATTTGGCTGGCGATTACTGAACTCAACCTGCAGCATGTTGGATTCCGATGCGGCGTCCTGCAAATGCTGCTGCGTAATCTCTGTGCGACGTATGCCAATACGACCATAGGCCGTTAGCGTTAGATCGCCAACGCTAGGGCTAAAGTTATACGTCCCGCTCGAAGTCATGCCTTAGACCCCGACCAAGCCAGCCTGAATGTACGTCGTGGTTACCGAAGCCGGAGCGGTTTCCGATTCAACCAGAACCCGGCTTCCGAACACCGGATCGTTCATCGTCGTGACGAAAGCAGCGGTCTTGCTTTTAGCCGTCGCATCATCAACCCAAGTTGGAACGCCTTTGTTCGGATCGTCGTAGGTCCACTGCACCGTGTAGCTGATCGTTCCAGAGACAATGGACGAAACCGAAATGTTGACCGGCTGCGCATGGTAGTTCAGCGCAACGAACCCGCTTGATCCGACTCCGTTCGTGCCAACCGTAACCGTTCCCGCCGAAGCCTTGGAGGCGGTGATCTGCGAAACGGACTGGAAATGACTGACGGTCGTTGACGACGTCGCACCACCGGCCACTTGTTCAACCAGCGGGTTACCGCCTGCGTTCGTTCCCGTGATCGTGTAGGTGTTTCCCGTATCATCCGTGCCGAATGTGAGAACGACCTGACGGGCCGTTCCGCGTGTCGCAACCTGAGCCGTGCCGTTGGTGCCAACCGTGACGTTGCCCGCGGTTGCGCCCGAGACCGTGACGCTCGATACCCGATGGAAAATTGTTTTCGTTGCGACGACCGACGTGTTGGAACCAGTCACCGTTTCGGAAGCATAAGAATATCCGTCCGCGCCCAACCCTGAGACCGTGAACGTGATCCCAGAGTCATCGGCAGCCGATGTAATCGTCACGGCTTTGCCGAAGATATAGGCCACGCCCCCAGACGCAGCGGCACCGTTGATCGTCAGTGCACCGGCACCCGAAGCCGACTGCGAAGCGCAGATATTGTTCGCGACAGCACCCGTTGAAAGCGCACCATTGATCGCCAATGCACCGGATGCTGGTATCGTCTGAGAGGCCGAAACACCGTCCGCATCTGCGGCAGCAAGATTGACGGTGACGACGATTGGCTGACTCATAGCTTAGCCTTTTTTCTTGTGAGGACGGTCAAGACGACTCTTGGCCTTATCGCCTTCAACGCGGCCACCTTCGGCGCGATCGGACTCGCCTATGTCAGGGAATTTGCTGTGAACCTTGGCGCGGACTTCCGCTTTTTCCGCCGGAGAACCATTCTGGCTCACGCGAGCGAGTGCGTTGCGCGCATGAGATTTGTCCTCGATCGGATAACGACCACCGCGCAATGCAAAGGCTTTCTTCGGCAGCGCGTTGCGCTTGGCCGCGGTAAGCTTGGCCATGTTCGAGATCCCGTTTATTGGAAAGCGCGCCGGTTGAGACTGCCCTCACAATCCCAACCGACCACGCGCAACTAGCTAGCAGCCCTTCGCGGCAGAGGATAACGGAGCCATGTCAGCTCCTACTCGTCCGCCGCGTTTACGGCCGGGACGATCAAGGCGCATTCTTGCCTTGAAGCCCTGAACCGGGGGCATGTCGTCATCGTCTTTCTCCGCTGCTTTGTCCGGAAAGGTTTCTGGCCCGTTGAACTTGGGCTTTTCACCTTTGGGAGAGCCAAACGGAGAATTCGGCTTCTTTGCTTTCTTGCCCTTCATGGCTTAGCGTTCCTTCGCCACGAGGATGTAGTCTGTAGACATGGTCGTCGATGCGCCCGCAGCGCCGTTCGATACGCCGAAGGTGATCGCCAATTCCGTTGTCGGGAAATTGGCGAATGTCGAGAACTTCCCGACATAGACACCGTTGAGGTAAAGCAGGCCCGCAGGTGCGCCGTTGTTGATGTTGCCATCTCCATTCGGAAGATAGGCAAATCCAACTTCAGCGTAAGTGTTGTCTGCCAACGTGCCAACGTTGACGGAGGTCGTGGCTGACGTGCCGGATGACGTTGCGTTGAATTTCAACGTCGTCGATGCGTCGGCCTTGATGAAATAGAGGCCATCCGCGTTCGCCTGAGGTGTCGTATCGGTAACGATAAGTCCGAGAACCATCGCCGTATTGGTTGCAGAACTCAGCTTGAACCGAGCCTTCATCCAAAGAGCTTTGGAACTGTTGAACGTAAACGTTTCCGCTACGCTACTGGCGCCGCCCTGCCACTGCGCATAAACGCCATGCGCTGCAGTCGAGTCATTGGTCAGGACAACCACGCCACCATCTTCGTCTACGACGGCTGCGGTAGCTGTCGTGCCAGTGACCTGCGTAACGAGCCAGTCCATATTGCTCGCTTGCAGGAAGTCGTCGAAATCATCGAACCACTGATGCAGACGGCTCGGGTCAGGAGCTAGATACGTCCCCATGACCCCACTGGTTGATGCGGCGTTCGTCACGCCGTCAATAAAGTTTGTCGTTGTCATAGGAAGCCTCCATTAAGAGCTTGGGAAGCTGCCCCAGGCACAACGCCAGTCATTGTAGGTCGGGCAATAACGCTCATAGCCCTTGACGAGCAGGTTATCGGTCGTGAAATCGACCTGCATGTCGGTTTCGAACGTGATGCGCTGCATGGTCAGCAACGATTCCTTGGCCGTCTCGGTCAAGACAAACCAGGCGTTCGGGCTCGTGAGGTAATCCCAGACAACCAACGACGGCCGTTCCCCATCCATAGACTGGATGACGTTGATGTCGTTGTTGGCCGTACCCGGACGGAGTTCCGATTCAATCAACCGTTTGGCGGTCGGCTGAAGGTCAACAGGAACCGTGAGCTGGCGTCCACGGCCCTTGATCTTCAAGCCTCGTTCGTCCACCCACGTTGCGCGGATATTCGTCAGAGCCTGGAGGTAGGACGCCTCGTTCAACTGCAATGGCGTTGCAAAGGTGTTCGCCACAGTTCCGCCGTCAACCGGATGAGCGGACGAGAACAGAGGCTGTCCATCACCGCCGATGCCCGCAATGAGCGTCGTGCCGTTGTTGAAGATGTCCGCGTGCTGGTATTCCTTGAACTCCTTAAAGGAGCGCAAGAGGCCCAAGGCCTGCGGCTTGAACTCGGATTTGTAGAGGTTGTCGTCGATCGCCTTGCGAGTGATCGCGTACATCAAGCCGACTTCAAAGCTTTCGGCGTTGTAGACCAAGCGCTCGCCGGCATTGTTGTCGGCAAACGTCTGGCCACCTTCGGTCTTGAACTGTGCGTACCCGAGGTAGGCCATCTGCACCTTGCGTTCGACGGCCATCGTCGATTTGCGCTTAGTGAAGATCTTCGAGTACTGATCCTCGATATTGTCGTACTGACCCTCCACTGCGTAGAGGCCGGGCTTAAGCAGATCCCGGATGCTCGTAAGTGAGACTGGCATTGGGGTTGCTCCTTAGATCCCGGTTTCCTGATAGATGTTGGCCTGAACGACGACGTAGTTGTAAGCGCTCGTCGCGTCTGAGCCGTTGCCGACGCCCTTCCAGATATCGACAATTCGGAACGGCAGAGTTGCCGTGGTGCCGAACGTGTGGATGTCGAGATAGGCCGTAGACATACCGGTTTCGGTATTGCCGGAACCAAGAGCAATGTCGGCGTTCTGCCCAACGTCAGCCTGCGTAACCGCAACCGCCGTCGTATTGGAATCCGCCGTCTGAACCAGGAACATCGGCGGTGTCGCCGTATTCACGGGCTCAATGAAAGCCGTGATGTCGGCGTTGGTCGCAACGTCGGCACCGGGCCAGTAGTTGGGGAAAATGGTCTGCTTGTTCGACAGCGAGTAATACTTGCAGCCCCGGAAGATGCCGACCATCTGCGAAACGCCGGTCGCCGGGTTCCACTGCTGAACGTAGCCACCGGAGTCCAGCATCACTGGATCGCCGTAGAAGATCTTGTCGGTGTTGCTGTAAAGGATTTTGGCGTTCTTGAAGCCGTATGTCGGTGCGGCACCGTCCGCGCCGCCATAGGACAGCAAGCCCTGTGGAGCAAACGTGTTGGACATTTGATGTGGTCCGTTGTGTAGCCGGTCTGACCCGTCAGACGTTGGCTGTGAATGAAGCCGAGAAAACCTTCTCAGCGCTCTTTGCTTCTTTGGGTCTCCGACCCCGAAGCACTGGCCACAGCCTGCGGCCTACGAACAACGATGAAAATTCCAGTAGCAGTGATTTGCCACTTTTTCAAGAGGCATGCTGATGATTGCCGCCTCTTGCTGTTTTAGTCGTCGAGCGAAACTTCATACTTCGGCCGCGGCGCATCATCGACATGCACCATCGATCGTCGTGCAAAGGTGTTCTGACGCACGGCAGGATTAGAACTCGTGTCTGCGCCTTCAAACCCACGCGCGCTCGGTGAAAAGCCGAACTGCTGACGCGAGCCATTCACCTGTTCGTCGGCAGCGCGTTTTTCTTCGATGCGGGCTTCCTGCACGAGCTTCAGCGGGCATTCTTCCAGGCGAAGTCCTTTGACAACGATGTCACCCTTTGCGCCGGCAGGTAGCCAGACGCCCGGATGACGCTCGGCAGGAACTGGACGCCAGCCTGCGTTGAACATATTCGCCTGATTGATCATGTCGGGAGCATCACGGCCGTCCTTGCCGATGACGCTGACAACGTTCCACTGGAGCGTGTAGCCTTCCTCCAGGTACTTTTCGAGGATCTCCTCCGGAACCTTGAACGGATCGTTTCCACTCGTTCGGATGCGGCGGATTTTTTCGCCATTACGTCCAAGCGCAATGCCTCGTGGCATCGGCTGGGCAGCGCTGTCGGATGTCCGGCCAACGGTCTGCTGGCGGGGTTTCGTCTGAACGGCCATGAGGGATTATCCTTTGTCTTTAATGATTTACGTATTTCCCGTCTTTTTCCGCTTTAACAAGCCACGCTGCATACTGTGCGGGCGTCATGCCCAATGCTTCTGCGGTATCGACCTGCTCGCGTGAAAGGCGCATCTGGCTGGCTTTACGGGGTGACCCCGGAGCCGTGTCCCGTGACGGAGGAGCGGCATAAGCCGGACGCTTTTCCGATCGTTCGGCCTGCCGCGTTTCGACTTCGTCGGCATCGTCATCGGCCGGTTTGCGATAGCCCATCTTTTCCTCGATGTACGTGAAATACTCGGGCGTATCGGCCACAAGACCTTTGCGCTTTGCCTCCTTGTCAGCCAGAAGAACCTTGGCGTTCATAACCTCGTCGGTCAGGCATTCTGGATGCGACCGGAGCCATGCGGCGGACTTTGGGCTGACGTTTGCGAGTTGCGCCTCAACCGGATCGGCCGGCTGACGTGGGGTTTCGCGGCGCTGCTGTTCACGCTGGTGCGCGACTTCGATGTCTTTCTTGCGCTGTTCGTTGGTCTGGAGCTTCACGCCAATTCGGGCGTTTTCAACCATCAAATCCGATTCAAGATCGGTGTTGCCCGTTTCGCGCGCAACCTTGAGTTCTCGCTTGATCGCTTCGGCTCGCGCCTTGTCGTTGGCGATCTCGGTGTTTACGAGGTCGTATTTGGACTGCAGGACGTGACCCGTAGCCGATTGCGCATTGTTCAGCGCCTCGTCCGCTTCCCGCGCCTTGGTCTCGTAGGCTGCTCGGGTTCGGTTGTTTTCTTCCTTCAGCGCATCAAGCTGCTTTTGAAGGGCCTGGATCGCATCCTCGGCACCGGATTTGCTTTCTTCTTTCTCCGGCGCTTCAATCTCGGCTTCGGCTTCTTTTTCTTTGGGTTTGGCTTTGCGTTCCGTTTCCGGATCGAGCGCCATATCGAGCTGGCGGGGATCAATCTCCACCACCAAGCCTTCGTCATCTTTGCTCATGAGGGATTCGTCCTTGGATTAAAACAGCATGTCCGGATGGGATATTTTTGCCTTCACCAGAACATCCGAAAGCCGCCTGCACATCACACCGTTGATCGCGATCTTCTCGGTGTCGGAAGGCTTGTATTCGATCCAGTCGCCAACCTTCACGTTGAAGCCGTGGAACTTGTTCACGTCGTCGTCTTCGAAGCAGCCGGGACCGAGCTTCAAAACAAGACCGACGACACCCTGATAGATGTCCTCGTCTTTGGTCTTTGGGGTAATGATGATGCCGCCTGCCGTTTTCTCAGGCCTGCGATAGATGCCAACCAAGACCTTGCTCGGAGCGAGTTCGTAGCCCGACAGATCGCCAATCTCTTCGAGAATGGCTTCTTTCGGATCTTTGTCGTGATGCATTTTGAACGATGTGAGTGCCATGAGGGATTTCTCTATTTGCCTTTTCGGATTTCAGTCTCAATCTCTCCGCAGAGCTTCCGCGCAAAGCGAAGGCCTCTTAAGAACTCGACTTGTCCGCGGTAATCTTCGAGCGAGTCAGCAGAGCCGCTGAGAAGGATTTCGGCTCTGCGATCTTCCTCTTTGACCAGTTCGACCGCGAGCATCTTGAGGGAGCGCGTGTCGAGCGTTTCGATGGTCATTTTTTACCCAGCTTCTCCAAGCGCCCAATGCCAGAACCGGCGCCGGCATCCATCACGCGTCCGCCAGTCTTGCGACCGATCGAGCGGCTTTCAGCTTCCTTCTCGGTCGGATCGTCCTGACCCTCAGAAACCGCACCGCCAGCAGCCTTGTGCTTCAGAGCCGAAGGCTTCACTTCCGCTTTGATGAGCTTCTTGTCTGCGGCTTCGTCGGAGTGTTTCATGACGCGGCCACCGTTCTTACGCATCATCGGCGGTCCACCTACGGGAGGGCCGGGAGGCATCGGAGGCGGACCCGGAGGTCCAGCCATCGGCGGTGCAATCGGTGGCATCGGCATAGGTGCGGGCGGCGTATCGCCCTTCCCTGAGATCACGATATTTACGGTCGTTCCCTTCTTGCCTGCACGGTCGAGACGCGGCTTCGCCTTGCCGCCATCGATCATGCCGCCATCGGCCATCTTGGGCTTCGCCATCTTAGGAAGCGAACCTGGATCGGAAATATCCTCCGAGACTCGTCCACCTGATGCATAGCAATTCACGCCATGCGACTGTTTATTGCCGACACGAATCTTCATCGCGCAAATCCTTGTGGTTGCATTGGAACTCTACGCATAGGCGGTGGCGCAAAACTCATCGGAGATCGCCCTAATCCTCCAAGACCCATAGGAACCGGTCTGGGCGGCGGTGGATTGAACTGAGGCGGTGGCGCTTGAGGTTGACCGGGCGGCATGCCAGGCTGTTGCGGCTGAGGCTTCAACGTCATTAGCGGTGAGAGCTGCTTGATCTGGTCGTCCACGATCGGATTGCTGGTCGGATGCACAGCGAGCGAACTTGCCAATTTCAGAACTTCGATGTTCTGATCACTCTCGCGGTCTTTGGCTCTGTTCTGCGTATCGAGCGCGATCTGGGCGCCCTTCAAGGCGTTCGCCTGTTCCTTGATCTGCAATTCTTTCATCTTGACCGGATCGGGCGGCGGCGGACCTGCGACTGGTTGCGGACCGGCCAACAGTTGCGCCGGGTTGTCCACGTCCATCATTTCGAGGGCGTACTGCAGAACGGCGTCCTGATTGAACTTGTTGGGAGCCGACTCCGCCATCTGAATAATGGCCTGGGCTTTCATGATCCGGTGCATATGTGAGGGGACGTTCGGATCGGCTTTTGGAACGATGTCGCAGCGATCCAATGCAGCCATGAACAGTTCGACGTCTTTGGCGAGTGCGGGCCGTTTGTTGCCGCGCCATAAGGCTTCGGGATCGTCCCGGAACAATTCACAGAGCAGCTTGAATTCTTCCGCCTGTGCCGCGTGGAGCGCCTTGTGAACCGCGCCTTCGATCTTCGTGGCCTGCTCGATCAGAGCAAGTGTCGTTCCAACTGGGGCGTCCTGTTTGCCTTCGCCAACGGGTGTGTCTGCCGTTCCGCCTAATCTCTGAGCAACTTCCCGAAGCTGCTGGATCAAAGCCATATGGCCCGGTCCAGCCTCCTTGTACGGAAGCGGCATGAGAACCTGGCGAATGTCCTTGCCGTTCGTCTCGATCGGATACGCGGCGCCTGGCGCAACGCGCATCTCATTCGTCATCTGGCGATTATTTTCCTTGCTGATCACGGCGCCGGGGAAGTTTCCGAACATCGCCGCGTCGATCGCTTCCCGCGTCAGCGCGGTCAGTGCGTTCGTAAGGTTCCCAAGGATGTGCAGAAGGCCAATGCCGTAGAACCCAAGTCCGGTTGCATAGGGGAACGCAACGAAGGGGATCTTGGCCTGGTAGTCTTCGTCGTCCTCGCGCCAGTTGCGGCGGATTTCCAAAACCTGACGCGAATCCTTTTCAATCGTCACCCGGTAGGGAAGCGGAAGTCCAGTGTCGTGGCCTTTCTTGTCCTTGTGCTCGAAGCCTTCAAGGTCAAGCTCGCAATAGCACTCATAGACCGTATAGGGCTGATCCTGCGGCCGTTCGGATTTGGCTGATAGCCCTTGAACCCGAGCAATCTTCCGCTGCACCTCGTTCGGATCAGGGACCGGGTCAGAAAGAAGCTCGACGTCCTTGTAAACTCCCAAGATCTGCATGCGCTTCATGGTTGAGCGCTTCATGGAGATTTGGTGGGTAATTCTCTGGGCTGATCTGAGGTCCGTGATAGCATCCGAAACGATCAGGTCGGCGGCGTCCACGGTTTCGGAAACTGGCCGGCGCTTGATAGGGTCGCGATAGACCTTCTTGAACGCGAGCCCAGAAAAACCTGTCCAGAAGAACATACGCCGCGAGTCTGGATAGTATTCGGTCGCGGTCGTGGTGAGATAGAAGTTCAGGTCTTTCTCAAGCTTTTCAGCCAGCATGTCGGACTGGACGTCACCATCGCCATAATCGACGACCTTGACGGGTCCGGAGGCCGGAAGCATTTCCCCTTGAGCATTCGCCTGGAACCGAAGCACGGCCTCAAGCATCACCGGATCGCGAACGACCGACATGCCTTCGAGCGGCGCCGAACTCGCGCCAACGCCAGACTTTGGATCTTCGAGCTTGATCCCGAGCATATCGATGCCACGAGAACGCGCGTTCAGCCATTCCGAACGGGACTTGTCGTCGGCTTCGATGCCGTCGAGGAGTTCTTCGGCAACGCGTCCAAGCACGAACGAGTCGAGGGCCATCGCAAGGTTGGCGTCGTGATCGGACGTATCGACGTCGGAATCGGACGGTGGGTTGAAGTCCACAACAACCCCGCCGTCGGCCGTTGGGATCGTGAGTGCACCCATGTCATCCGGAACGGGAGGCAATGCCAGATCGTCCATCTGGATATTGACGTCCACGTCACTGGACGCAGCTTTCCTGCCCCTCGGCTTGCGCTGAGAGTTGGCCGATCGGGTTTTTGCCATGAGTTAGTTTACCGCTTTCGCAGACCGTTCCATCCGCTCCGGATGGTCGATAACGTAGTCGTAGAGAATGTGGGATCTGTCGTCGCGTTCACAGAACGACTTCGCGCGCTCTTGCGTCGAGAAAATATGCACGAGATCCTGCTCGTCACCGTCAATGCAGATGACACAGTAGACGAGACGGGACTCCATCAGTTCACCTGCTCTGCCGGCGCGTGGCCGTTCTTCTCAGCGTCCGCCTGAGCTTTGGCACGGGCAGCTTCCGCTAATCCAACAAGCTCCTCGGACATGGAATAGAGCTTTGCGCATTCCGATCGCACAGCTTCTGGGCTGAATGACTGCTGCGGCTTCGATACGTAGTCGTGAATATCTCGCGAGATGCGTTCGATAAGTGCGAGAATGATCTCGACGTTTGAAACGGGCAGCGTTTTGGGTTCAGACATTTTATGGTTTTCCTTGGAGGGATTGAAACTCACGAAGGATACAAAGCTTGCGGCGGGCCGCCTTTGTGGCGCCCAAGCTCGCGTTCGATCATGGCGCGCTCGTCCTTGCGAACGGCGAGCCCAATCTCTCGGATATGCGTCAACGCCTGCGTGGATGAGTCTACCAAGTCGTCAGTTGCGCCTTTTGGGAATGACGCAAACTCGTCAACTAACATCTGGCCCCATTCCCGATACGTGCCGTCTGAATAAGCCGGAAGAAATATCTGTCCGTCCGCGAACATCGGCACAACCGCGTGACAGCGTGTAACCTTGTCCAAGCCTTTGGGGTCTACGAGTTGAACGGTCCAGCCTTGGCCGGCATGAAGGCGGCGGATTTCTTGCGCCACCGAAAGCCCTGAGGCTTTGCTTTCAATCAAGAGCTTGTGAACCCGGAACCGTTTGCAAGAGTGCGCCACCCATTCAACAAGCCCCCAGCTTGCCTGAGTGCGCTTGACGAACTGGGCTTCTGTCTCGCCTGCTAAACGGTCCTGATGCGGCCCGTGGAGTTCCAGTCTCTTGCGCCAGGCGTTCAGGCAGATGATGCGAGAGTGACCCTTTTCATCGTACCAGACGCCCCAGACCGTAAACCCGGATGGGTCATTTTCTTGCTTCGCGGTATAGGCGGGATCGAGCGAGGCAACGACGTACTGGCACGGCGGGATTTTGCCATCGTCAGTTGTGTAGTCTTGCCACCATTCTCGCTTAATGATCGCCCCGCCACGAACTTCCGGCGTCTGCTGGTATTGTCCCGAATATGCGTAAGGACCGATGGTGCGCTTTATTTGATCCGTCACACGCCGCGGAAAGCGCTCTGGCCATGCCAGTTCACCGTCCTTAGTTCTCGGATCGCGCCAGCCGATACTGGTTTCGCATCGCCTTGATGAATCGAACTCCATCGGCACCATCAGGTGCTCGTATTCTAGTTCGACGAGCGTGTTGCTGGCGTCAGCTTCATGCGATCGCTGCATGATCGCCACGATAACGTCTGTATCCATGTTGTTGAGGCGGTTGGACATCGCCTCGCGAACCCATCGAACCGTCTCGGTCCGGATAACCTCGGATTCCGCTTCCTTGATGTTGTGCAAGTCGTCGCAATTGTGAACGAGAACACGCTCGGCGAAGTAGTTGCTGTTCTTGCTAATCGACAGGTTGTAGGTCGCGGCGTCCTTGCGCTCAAGCCGCCTGACGGCTTTGATCTTCCGCTTCTGCGGTTGGATAGACGGCAAGCCAGCCTCTTTCAATAGCACGATCCATTTCACGAGCAGTCCATCCAGATCGAACCAGATCAATAGTTTGAATTTTATCTCCGAAGCCGCCCCATGTTCGGGTCATGATGCTCGGCTTGCGGGCTTTAAGGACGGAATGCAGCTTTCGGAAGTAATGGTTCTTATACTTCGACATGGACAAGGCGATCTGATATCGCAGTTCCATATTCTGCATGACCTCGCGTTGCTTATTGGAGACGCGGCGGCAATAGTCAGGTGTGCGACCCTTATTCTGCGCCTCAATATAACGCGCCCGATTTTCCGGGTCTGCCCATCTTTTCTTACCCATCTCAGATATAGAGCGCGCCAACTTCATGGATGGCTGAAGTTTCCTTGGTTTCCGGCGCTGTACCATTTGGCGAGCCCGATACTCCGGATCCTGCCAGTACGCTCTGACTGCTTCAGCGCGAGCGGCGCGTTTCTCTGGCGTCCAAGCCTTAGACTGGGCATTCCTCTGCTTTTGCTTATAGGCTCGACTGGCCATAGTGGCCTTCATTCGCTTGACGCGAGCTACCTCACTTCTTGGCTGAAGCCGAACGACACCATTGCCTCCAGGGGTAGAATTGAACCCGCGTGGCCAAAGCGTATCGTAATCTAGGATCGCTTTAATCTCGGCGGCTGCTAATTCTTCCCAAGGCAGTTCCGCCAACACTTCCAGGACCATTGCGTCTTCGCCATAATCCTTGAACGCATCGTGTAAGGGACCCCGTAGACGACGCTTCTGATATCTGGCGTGCGCTATAAATCGCAAACGCGGCGACTTAGTCGTAATGCCAATATATGAGCGTCCACACGGTGATATTATCCGATAGAGATAGCCAATTTTAGACAATCAGAACCTCGTCATTTGGCGTCAATTCATCGGCCCTTTTATATCCGGAAGCGACCGTAAATACCAGATGATCAGACGTACAGACGAGCTTTTCCCCTGTCACCAATTCAATTTCTACGTAATCTCCCGCCGGGTTTGTTTCGTATTCCAGTATGCTCTGCCATTCCGCCCTTTCGCTTTCATGGTCGAATGACAAAACCCGAATCTGAAGACGTTTTTCAACAATCTCGCCAATGGCGATTTCGCCGATGTCACTCAGAACCCTTGCTTCATATGGCAGGCAGATAATCCGATTGCCGCGTTCGCCAGTCCCAACACCACCTACGGACGAAGCAAACTTCCAACCGGTCTTCGTGTTCGAGACTTTGACCTTGCCATCCTCGACGAGCTGGATGCGGTCACCCCACATATCCTGATACTTCTTCGACTTTACGAGATCGCGGAACTTGGCGTTATCTCGCTCAGTCAGGTGCGAGGCATAGGAGAACGTCACATACCGCATGTGGCCGAGATCCATTGGCCCCCATTCCCACGCCGGCCAGAATACATTGACCAGAAGCGACTTCATAAAACCGGGCGGCACGTTCGCTAAGAAGCGATTGATCTTTCCTGCTGTTACGGCCTCAAGATGCTCGCACAGAGCTTCTAAGCACCATCCCTCTACAAACGGCTGAACTGGTTCCAGAACGTCCCAAAAGTACCGGACGAAATTAATGAGCCGTTTCTGGCGCTTTTTTTCCTGCCTTCGATCCAATTCGGCCGCCAGCTTTTGCTCCAGCAAGGGCAGCAGCGATGGATCTAACCTCGTCGAGTCGCTCAAGCAATTCCTCATCGGACATGTCTTGCAGCGTCATATCGTTGACGTTGATTTCCTTTGGCACGATCGCCGCAATGATCTTCAGATATTCGGCTGGCTTCTCAGCGCGGACGGCTGCAATGACGGCAACGCCGTTTTTCTCGAAGTCATCCGAGAGCGCGCTGATGAAAGATTCAGAGAGTTTGTTCCGGCTGCCCTTGGGACGACCCTTGGGATTTCCGCTCTGTCCGGGCTGCCAAGGTGTCAACTGCTTGGGGACTGTTTTTTCAGTTGTATCGGCCATGTCCTAATGCGCCTCAGCGCCATTCCCGTTCTTGACCTGAATGGCTGGTTTTACGTCCCGGCCAACCGTTGAATTGTTATCGATCCGGATATCCTTGTTATTCCAGGTCCAGCATTCTCCGGTGTCGTGCTGGAAGCAGATCCAGTACAAATCGTGCTCGTAGCCGTAGTCCAAAAGGAAGTGGCAGACAGCCTTCCCTTTTGGGGTTTTGAGTACGAGCGGCGGATCAAGCTGAAGGAGTGCCATCTTACCTCAAAGCACGGTTGCAAGTGTTGCAATTGTCCGGTTCGCTTTGATTATTCTTGACAATTGCATGTGACCCACTAGCCACTAGACTGATAAGCACGTCTAATTTTTGCTCGATCCGCGCCAGATGTGCGTCTGTTGCGATGGCTTCGGTATCGAGCTTTTCGGGACGCCAGTCTTTCATTTGAGGCATGGCGATCTCCTAGAATCTGAACGGCCCAGGTTTCCCCAGGCCGTTGACGTATGCAGGACGGCGGTAAGGCTCTAGCTGGCTCGGGCGTAGTCGCCAAAGTAGCGCTTAGCAGCCTCAACGTATGCGTCCGCAGCTAGATCGATATCATCAAATCGGCCAAGAATAATTTGCTGACCGCGAACACAAATTTGGGCACGCCATTTGCGGTTAGATGCGTCCCAACTGACGCCCTTTCTGCCGCTTTTGTTGTTCTTCTGCGCCGTGCTGTTAGCTTGGTTTTCAGAGACATCGGCCAAGCGCAAATTCGACCAACGATTATCGGTCTTATCGCGGTTGATGTGGTCAATGTATTTGTGCGGCCAATCGCCGGTCATGATGTAGTAAGCCAAGCGATGAGCTACGTATGCCTTCCCCAACAAACGCACCATCAGGTAGCCATTGGATCTATTGATGTATCCGGCCGGTTTTCCGGCAAGCCAATTATTCAATGACCTTGATAGTCTTTGGGTTTCAAACGCGTCCGATGCGGAAATGAATTTTGGCTCTCGGAACTTCCATTTAAGAATGCCGGTTGCAGGGCAATAATCCAGTAGAGACCTAACCTCATCAACCGTTAGTCGGCACTGATCTGCCTTCAATGAAGCATCCCTTTTATTAAGAAGAGGCCGGCACCAAAAGCACCGACCTCGCACTTTGGACAGGCGTGACTTAGGATGTACTCGGCTCGGCTGGCAAGATGAGCCAATAAGTGGGAGTTCCACCTGACTCTTTGCGGGCCTTTTCGAGACTGATGCGGTCCATGGTGCCATCCTTTCCAGATAGGAAATGATACGCGAGACATACGAGAGGCCGGATGGCGGGGCCAAATCAGTATTCCAAATCAGTCCTAGACCGTTATTGCCCGATTTCATTCGCTATCGGAATTAGGGGCCATTGGCCATTAAGGTGTTGATTTGAAACAGAAAACGCCCGAGAGGTATTAGCTCCGGGCGCATCGCGATGTACGCGCAATATGCAGGTGATTCGGCACGACGTCAATAGAGAAAATGATTTGGCACGCGATGTTTATATCATGATTTGCGGGATGGGTCACTCAGGTGATTTTGAAGCGGAATATCGCCTCCCGAAGGTTTGGGGGAATCGCGTTCCTTCTTATACCCTCTCCTCCCCCTCTTTCGACTTGCATGAACGCGTCGGCCCAAACCCACATCGGCGGGTTGTCTCCAGCATTCCATCCATACGAACGGACAAGATCAATGGCGCGCCCGACCTTCTCGGGGCCTAGGCGATCTTCCCAAGCTTTCATGCTTTCAGGTTTCATCAATGCATCTCCCTCCGTCTTGTCACTTCTACAAATTCCTCCCACATTTCATTGAATTCTTCCTCTGAAATATCGGGTCTTAGCTTCTTGCAGACGTCCCACCATTCTGTTCGGTCGTATTCGTCGAGATGGATCATTCGGCTAGTCCCATCATAACGTCCGCGACTTCGAGCGAGAGCCACTTCTCTGCCGTGCAAAGGTCGCCAACTGACATATGAGACCACAGGACGTCCCAATCCCCATCGTTGCTCTGCGAAAGAACCACGACAGCTTTCGTGTTTTTCAAATGCGATAGCGCCCGGTGAAGAAGAACTTCTGGCGTGAGCTTCGTATTGGCTAGGTGGACAATCTCGCTCATCGTGCCGCCTCCAATCTCCGAACCTCAACTCGTTCATCCTCGTTGATCCATCTCACAACCGGGCACCGTGGGTCTTTGTACAAACGGATCAGCTCTGCCCCAAAAGCGAGAACCGCCGTTTTGGTGCTCCACCGCAATGAGCTTTGATCCTTGAGCGTAGGCCACAAGACCTTCCCGAACTCCACGAGATCAAACGTCTTGCCGTCCTGCTGAATGTCCGACCGGTAGACCAGCTTGCGGAGCACCTGGTTAAACACGGCGTTGCCGGCCAACTGCTGCTCTAGCCAGACGTGCCGCTGATGGCCGTCACGGACGCACTGCGGGACATTGCCGACCCCTCCGAGACGTGCTCCGGGGCTTCCACCGCCTGTCCTGTTGAGATCGGCAACGCTAATCCTGAGATGATATTCGCTGTCCTGCAGAAATCGGCCGAACACGAGGCGCATTTCCTCGGGAAAGGACTCAGCGTGGGATTCCGTGATCGGTCTGACACGATAGCCTTTGAGGGAACCGCCCTTGCCGTAACCTAGGTGGCGGGTTTCGATGTTGCCCTTGTTCTTGGATATCCATTCAGCGGTTGGCTCTGTATCGTGCGCAGGAGGCTTCTGAGCGGGTTTGTAGACGAGCGGCGAACCTTGGATGGCCAGACGCGCTCGTGCCGCTCTGACGCGTTCCTCGGGGCTTCTAGCCGCTATCGTCATTCCTTCACCCAACCGACCTTCGCGTTTCAAGGCGAGACGTTGCTTCAGCATCGCGGCGGACGAAATGATTTTCATTCCCGTCTGTTCCCTCAGCGCTTCGCGCGCAAACATCTCACAAGCAAGCTAAACGCGTTGGTTTCCAGGCCGCTCATTGAAGCCTCCCATTGACTTGCGTCACCACATCATCTGCAAATCTTTCGGATGGTAATGGTTGCCGTCCTCTCGCGATATTCGGCATATCGATATCCGGCAGTGGAGGTGGTGCATGCTGCTCTGGATCAACCCACATGCCTATGCCGTACAGAGCTTTCTCGATGATGTCCTGAGCCGCATCGTTCAAACGTCTTAGGTTGTTTATTGCCTTTGCAAGTTCGTTCGATCTTCCGAGTTCTCGTGGAAGATCTGCTTGCAGCTGTTCTCTCGCAAAGAGTAGGTCTTGGAGACCTTGGTTGAAGCGTTCGAGATCGGATTTCATTTCTCCCCCTTCCAATGTAAGCCTAGAACGCCCTGTCTAACCGGCGTTGCCTTTGTAGAATTTTTCGCGCGTATCTTGGCGCTGGCGTCGCGTTTGAAATAATACGGGATCGGAACAAGAGTGACTTTTCCCCGTCCGTCTTGGTGGACTTTGAAGCCCTTTATCCGCGTTCCTCGTCTCATGCCTCGATCCTCAGAAGGGAATTTCGTCGTCGATGGCTTTGTCGAAATTGCCCTTCGCACGTGCTGGCGCTGTCTTACTATTGCCAGAGCCGAACCCGCCGTCCGTATTGAGAACGTCCTCCGAAGCTTTCGTAGGTCCTCCGTCAAGCATCGTGAGCGTTCCGTTGAAGCCCTGCAGGACAACTTCAGTCGAATACTTTTCGGCGCCGCTTTGATCCGTCCACTTCCGCGTCTGGAGTGCGCCTTCGATGTAAAGCTTCGAGCCCTTCTTCACGTATTGCTCGACGACCTTGCACAGCGGCTCGCTGAAGATGACGACACGATGCCATTCCGTGCGATCTTTGCGTTCCCCGGAAGATTTGTCTTTCCAGCTCTCGCTTGTGGCGATCGATAGATTTGCGATTTTGCGACCGTCGTTTGTGGTGCGGATTTCTGGATCACGCCCCACGTTACCAACCAAGATGACTTTGTTGACCGAGCCTGCCATTGGTGTTTCCTATTTTTTTGACGATTGAGAAATCTCCACGCTTCATCCAGACGCGCATAGACTTGCGCTTCTGTGATGCCGAAATGGGTTGCGAGATCCCATGTGTCTAAGCCGTCGCGGAATTGAGAGAGGACTTGATTTGGACGAATCATGTGGCGATTCCAAAGGTCTTGAGTGCGCGTTGAAACGCATCTTGGAATGCTTCAACATCTACCCAATTCTTTTCGGCCATGTGATCGACCCAAGTTCGATCTGGCGAACCCATGCGCATTTTTAGATCGGACTTGGGAATGTAATAGTGGTAGGGACCGCGAATGTTCTCGATCCCATAGTCCGTCACCGCCCATTGTCGATTGCGGTAGCGGATCGGATCTGTGTCCCACTCGCACGGCAGATACGCGCGGCGTTGGTTGAACTTCCTGCCGGGCTCAATTTCCATGAAGCTTTTTAGAATCATCTCGTTCCTCCATAGGCTTTGTCTCGGACGGCATTCGCACCGATGTTCACAAACGCATCCACAATCCCCACGCGACCGTTGCGGTTCTTTGCAACGATGAACTCCAAGCTGTTCCGGCACGCCGCTAAGGCTTCTTGCCGTTTGATCTCGGCTTCGCCTTCTGCCTTCGTTTGTTCGAGGTAATAGGCTGGACGGTAAATGAACGTGACGTTGTTTGCGTCTTCTTCGATTGATCCGCTATCGCGAAGATCGGAAAGCGTTGGGCGCTTGATGTCCCTCCCCTCGACGCTCCTGTTGAGCTGGCAAAGCGCGACCACAGAGACGTTGAGTTCCTTAGCGAGTGATGCGAGGCCATCTGAAATTTCTGCAACTTCGCGGACCCGATTCCCGGCATAGCGGGATGAAGGTTTCACCAGCAGCATGTGATCGACGAAAATGACGTCGAGGCTGCCACCGTCGCTCTCGAATTTCGCTGCAACCTTTCGCGACCGAACAGCGATCTCAGAAACGTTTACGCCCCGCTGCTCCTCGACCAAGATCGGATATTGGGCGATAAATCCACGTGCATCTTCAAGGCGGCGGCGATGCCGGTCGTCGAGATTTCGCTGTAGAATGTTTTCGTAGTAGATCGGATCGTTGTGCGTGAACGCCCGATCACAGAGCATGCGCGCACCTAGTTCCTTGGCCGACATTTCCAAGCTGAAAAACAGGCAGCCGTATTTCTTTTTCGCAGCGCCCGCGATCGCCATGACCGCCACGGCCGATTTACCCATGCCAGGCCGTCCAGCAATGACCGACAGCGCCCCTTTTGGCCATCCGCCAAGAATCCTATCGAGGTCAGAAAGGCCCGTCGTCGGACTCGCGCGCTCGGTTCCATCCATATGGGCAAACGCGGCCGCAGCTAGGTCATCACCGTCGAAAGCCTTCCAAACTGACTTGCGATAGGCTGCTGATACATCATCGAGCATCGCGGTTGCGGTCGCCACCGTTTCAGAAATCGGCCGAGTGAGACTGGACCCAGCAATCAGGTCTCCGCCGATCTTGGCGATCGCCCTCCGTTGGGCACCATCCCGGACAACCTCAACGGCGTCTGCCAAGGGGACGAATTGCCCGTAAAGCGACCCGCGCAAAAGGTCCGTGAGAAAGCGTCGAACGGTCAGGCCAGCCTCGATCTCGTCTTCGCCAAAAATGCTGACGAGCGCTTCAATCGATGGTTTACGGCCATCGGCATGAAGATCGACAAGCGCACTAAAGCACAGACCTAAGAACTCGTGCTCGAAGTCTGTTGGCGCGAGGCGCGCGCTGGCCTCAGAAATCAAGTCTGGTGCCGCCATGCAGCGCGCGAGGATAGCTCGCTCAGCACCAAACACTTCCTGATTGATTTGGAACTGGCTGGCCGGTGTGTGGAAGTTCATCATCGGCCACCTCGAACGATAGCGTCGATTTGGCGGATAGTGTCATCGGCATTCGGGGCTCGCGACTTTGCGCCCCTTGAAACCGGCTCAATGGGCAAGCCCTGCAGGCGTGCGTCTCTGGCCTTCTGAACGCCCTTCGTGAAGTAGTCCCATGATCGGATTTTCTTGCCGTGAGCGCTCTTGCCGTAGCCGTGTAGGGTCGGCAGAATATCAAGCTCCAAATCACATCCTTCGCGAAGCCACATGATTGGCGTGGCGAGGCCTGCCAATCCTTGACAATTGACCGGATTATCGAGCGCCCCGTTGCATGTTTCGGTGAGCGTTTTCGCAAGCGCCTCGTATTCGCGCGCGGTATTCGGGATTTTGTTAGATTGAGTTTGGTTTGGTTTGGTAGTTAAGTTATTATAATTATTATATATATTTATATTATCTTCCGCGCGCGCAGGCGCAGGGGAGGTTTTTTCTTCGGCCGTAACTTCTACCTTTGCAGACGTAACTTTTTCCGTTTCGTCCGTAATTTTTACGTTTGGTCCGTAATTTTCACCCGTAATTTGTTCCTTTCGGCCGTAACTTTTGTTCTGAGCAAAGCGAGCCGGATCGCGCGCGGCTACGTCCGTAAAAGTTACGGGCTGAGTTTTGATCGCCGGATATATCTCGATTGTCGTTTGCCGGCCGATGGTTGCAGATTTGAGCAGCAGCCAGCCGTCGTCAGAAAGAAGCCTTTTCCATTTGTTGTATGTCTTATCGGCGAAACCTTTGGTATCCATGCCAACCAGCTTCGCCAGCTCGTCATTGGCCGTTATTTTGAAAAGGACCGCATATACGGCAAGACTCCGCGCCTGATACGGGACGTCCTCTTCCGACATTCGGAAAAGCCATTCGGCCAGCGAGATTCGCAACTCGTTAGACACGGGTGCTCACCACATTTAGGGTGCGGCGAACGGTGGAAATACTAAATTCCCAATTGTGGATTCCGGTGATATGTTCTATAAACATCTCGCATTCGCCTTTGAATGTTTTGCGTTTCGTTTCCTGATCGACCCGCCAAGGTCCTTCTTCAATCTTCCGGTTCTCGCTCGCCAAAGTCTGAACCGCCGATATTCAAATCGAGCCCCGCGCCAACGGGGCTCTTTTCGTTTTTAGAGTGGCGTTCCCGTGCTGGTCTGTTGGTTGCCGAGCATGGCTCCGGCGCGAAATGTTTTCGTGTGAATGATTTCCTGATACTGTTTGGTGTCGTTCGCCTGAACGCCTGACGCTTGGCGCAAATCGTAATTTGCGACCGTCTTGCCGTTCTCATTCATGACGTAGATCTGGCCGTCACGGATCGTCTCGGACTCGCTCGGACCGCGTTTGCAATCGACGACAAAGTTTGGGCGGTCATCGGCGAGAAGGTTTCTCCCAGCGATGTTGTCCTGCACGGCGGGATATTCTCTGCCTCGCGTGCGGACCTCGACGGCTAAAAACACTGTCTCAAAACCGAATTCGCTGATGTATTTGACCGTAAGCATTCTCTTTCGTCCTTCTGTTGTTTTCTGCTGCGACGCTTTACGAAACTCGGGATGGCTTTGGGATTTCGACGCGATGATTTTGCGCCGCCGCAGACCCTCCAAGAGGCGCGATAGAACAGGGGTCGGCGCCGTGAAACGTGAAAAATGATGAAGCGCGATTTTGGCTCTCGCAGCGGCCTTAGCAGCCTCCGAATCCCGTGAAACGGTCCGCGTTCTGAGGTTCATAGGTCCCTCGCGAACTGGCCAAAGAGCTTCTTAGCGGCTCGCATGTATGCAGCGCCCGCTTCTTCCGCGGTGTCATAACCGCCAAGGGGAATCGACCTCTGATTTTTGGTGATAGATGCGAAGTAGCGGCCTGTTTTCCGGTCAAGGGAAACGCCTTTGAACCCGGTCGTATTGTTTGCGTAGAGCTTGCAGTTCGCTAAGTTTTGACTGCGAGTTGCCTCACGCAAATTGCAAATACGATTGTCGGCCGGGTTGCCATTTATGTGGTCAATATCGCCAACTGGAGATCGGTCGTAGTACATCTTCCAGATGACCACGTGCTCTATGTAGTTGAAGCCATTGAGGGTGATATCGCGGCGCCCGTCTCTCTTGCGGATGTAGCCCGCACGTTGTCCGGCTTTGGCCTTTCTGTTGTTGACTTTCCAAGTCACGATCCCCGTTTCCGGGTCGTAATTGAAGTAATCGCGGAACATCGCTCCCGGCCCGCGGCCTGGGTTCGAGATTCTAGACTTACGCGGACGACCCCATTTTTTTCCATTTGCGCTTAGCGTATCCTTCATTCCGGCGCCCTCACCTGACGAATATCGCCCCAGACCAGAAACATCGCCCAACATGAGAAGGCGACCATCAGCAGGGCCACGAGCGTGTTCCCCACGACGGCATTCAGGAGCGCGAGAAATGCGAACCAGAGCATCCAATAGACGCGGCGTTTCGGTGTCATGCTGCCCTCCTCTGCGCGGGTTTCCGGGCAAGCATCTCGAAGAACACGACCCGGTGCCTCTGGCCTTCTGCGTCTTTGCTGTCGCGAATAAAGCGACGGCTTCCATTGCTCGCCAGGAGCTGGCTCAGCCGTTTCTTGCTCACCGGGGGCAGAAAGCTATGGGCGCGCCGCAGATCCTTGTAGCCGCGCACCAGGTCGTCCAAAGATGCGACCGTTTCGCCGCAAACATCGATCCAGTCATCTATGAAGAACTCGACGGCAGGAATGTCAGGAATCCGCGCCATTGCCATGACATCTATGGAATAGACCTTGGCAGGCATGCCGGGCAAAGCTGCCGTCGGCTTGGCAGGTATGGCAGACACCGATGCCCCGAGAGGTAACGGGGATTCCGTCGTTGTTGGACGGGTGACCTCATCAGTCGAGATCGGTGTCATTGGCAAGAGAGACGGCAGCCGTGGCTCGTACGCACGATCCCCCCGGATCTGACCCTTTGGTGCAGCAAAGGGGAGCAACGCGGCTGCCGATAGGAATGAGAGTTTGGCGATGAGCATCAAATCAGAACCCCACCGTTTCTTTGGCCGTAAAGTGCGTAATACGAGTTCTGACGGGCACGCCCGCGCTCGTACGGGCTTTATGCGTCGCGCAATACGATGAGCCTGGGACGCACTCTAGGGCGCAAAAGCCGAAGCCTGCGTCCTTCGGATCGCCCACCGGGAATCTGCAATCGTTGATCTCAAGCTGCGCCAGCGTCTTTCTCGGAACGTCGGCGACATCGGGGGCCGGAAGCGGCTCAACCGCGAATACGACCTTTGGCGGCGGTGGCCGAAGTCGATCTGATTTTTTTCTTCTGTAATTGGCTTTGAGCCGTAATTGTGCGGCCAATTGCTGGCGCATCGAATTCCGGGAATTGCCGAGTTGCATGCCAAGGCGATGGACTTTTCCGATTACGGAATTACGGGTTAGTCCCAATTGCGCGGCGATAAATCCGCCTGAACACCCATGCTTTACCAAGGATATGAGCTTTTCGACTCGCTCCGGAGTCCAGACGTTCAGATTGCTAAATTGGTTCGCCATTTTCGCATGCTCAGAATGAGGTTTCGGAATCTGCACGCGAACTAGGGAAAAGGCCGGGGCCGAAGCCCCGACAAGGCTCAACGGAGAAAACCGCCCAGCGTATGGGCAGGTAACAGCAGGACGCTGTCACCGCGGAAAGGGCTCGGAACAGGAGGTAGCTACTTCCCCCTCAAGATCGCAGCGGCGCCCGAAGGCTTTAACCGGCTCAGCGATCGATTTCCCGAATCTGATCTTGCGTTCCGTTCAGACTTCCATCCTGCGTCGGTCCGCAGTGATGAAAGCTAATCCCGGATTGGTTCGATCAGGTCCGAACCCCTTCTGCATTGACAGCAACGCCCACTCAGAACCCGCGAGAGTTCCGGTTGAAGGGGCGCTAACGACCGGCGATCAACTCCGATCTATCGCGTTGGGTGGCATTCAACGTGAGAAGCCCCGCGACGGGCGCGCACGCCTTGTAGTCCACCATCTATGACGCCCCCTCACCGCAACACTCGCGGTACGCAACCTCAACTCACTTTGCGAGACAGCTACAGCCCTGAAAAAGCAATGCGCGTCGGATAGAAACGCTGTGCTCGGCGAAGCTCTGTAGCTGCCCGGCAAAATGGGCTTCTTACGCAATGCAACTGGAACTCAGGCGGCGACGCGGATTCGGTTGGATGTACCTCCTTTTGTGGTACTTGCGTCGCGCTTCGCCGCCGCCCTAAGAGACGCCAGTAGGTCCGTCGAAATTCCTGCTATTCTCCGCGCTTTCGCACCGACGACGACTGACGGCCAATAGTCGGAAGGTATTGAATTCCTTTGGCGCATTTTCTTAGCCGTATTCACCGACACACCTATGTCTCCGGCGAAATCCGAAAGATGAGGCCACGCCATGATGATCTGTTTATGCGTCTCGAACATGTTGTTCACGGTACAAAAAGTACCTCTTGCTGTCAATAGGTACAAATTGTATAGTTCGGGGAATCTCTGATGACCAAGAAGGCGAAGGCGCAGGAGAACGGCCGGTCTTCCGAATATCGCCAGTTTGCAGCGCGTCTGAAAAAACTCAGGGAGCGAGCATATTATTTATGGAAAGACGAAAGGCTTGCGGGTACATCAAAAACGGCGTTCGAATACGTTCGAGAGCGCGGGTTCACAAACGGACCCGATACCTACGACTCTTATGAACACGGTAAGCGTAAGGCCAAAGTAGCAGCAGCTGAGCAGTTGATACGTGCGTACAACGTGCCCGACGCCAGCGTAAGTTGGCTCTTGTATGGCGAGAATGAACCAGCGTGGGGGAGAATTCCGGTGGAGGCTTTGCCAGCAGAACCACCGCCGGCGGTGATCATTCATCTACCTCGTCTCACGTCAACAGAGGCCACGGAAATGCCCGAGGGATTTGATGCAGTACTGGAAAGAGCCAGAATAACTGGTCGAATTGAACCGGTTATCCTGACTCCCGGTAGGAAATTCGGCGCGCACTCGTTCGTCCTCAGAATCGAGGACGACAGCATGGTATCGAAAAACCCGCTTGAGCCTCATAAGTTCCCGCCAGGAGATTTCGTTACAATCGACCCTTCAGAACATTACGAGCCGGGCGACTTTGTTTGCGCTCATATGGAAGGAGAACCTCGGACCATCTTCCGTCGCTACGAGGAAGGATCAAGCCGAGACGTTGATTATAAGCTCGTACCGTTGAATTCTAGCTACAGAACAGAAGAAGTCAGCCAGGACAATCCAGGCCGCATAATCGGCAGAATGATCGAGCACACGGTCAACTACCGCCGCTAAGCTAAAACTCCATTTCTGATCACAGCTACAAGGCCAGCTTCGAGCTGGCCTTTTTCATTTGCGCTGTGTCTCATTCCCGAAAAAAGTTGTCTTTAGGTACATTTTGTACTTGACGGCCATGCGGTACATTTTGTACCTTCCAAATCACCGAAGCGAACCACCCTCACCTAGCGGGACCGGATCGCAGAGGGGGTTGGAGATCAGACACGTCCCGTCTGCGGTTTTCCAACGGTTGAGCCGGACTGATGCCTCTCGCGAACACTCTAGAG